GATTGCTGTTCAGGGTATGAAAAAAGGACTTTTTACTGGGAAAAAATTGTCAGATTACAATTTTCCTGAAGCAATTTACGCTTCTTCTGCTAATAATCCTAGAAGGATTGTAAATGGTCCTGATGGATCGGATATTGAAGTGGCTAAATTGCATCTTGCTTATGCTGAGGCTTTGATGGCTGGGGGGTGGTCAAATAATATTGAAGTCTCTTCCCCACAAAATAATGAAAATATTGTAAATAATCATGTTTCTTCCGTTCAATCTGTGCCTGAAAAACAATATTCTGGTTCGCAATCTAAGAGTTTGTTTTCGCGAATTATGGCTATGCTGATGGCCGTTTTTCGTAGAAATTTGCGGGAGTAAAGTAATGAAGCTGGTTAAAAATGCTAATCAAGCATGGCGATGGTTTTCAGTGCAAGCGATGGTTATTGCGCTTGCTGTTCAAGGCGCTTGGGCGGCGTTGACGCCCCAACAAATTGCGGGGTTGCCTGATTGGGTTTCTAATGCTGTTACAATTGTCATTCTTATTTTTGGTATAATTGGTCGATTGATTGATCAAGGTAGTGATAATGAATGATGTTTTTTTGATCTTGGGGGGTATTTTAGCTGGCATTGGGGCTATATTTGGCGCCCTCGCCGCTGCTTTTTGGCGTGGTAAAAAAGTTAAGAGTCTAGAGCAGACATTGCGGGATGCCAAAGATTATCGTGATACTCGTAGGAGAATTGACGATGCGATCAATGATGATTTTGGTCCCGATCATGTGCGTGAGTGGTTGCGCCAGCGTGGTGACAAGTCCAGCCGCAATTTGTGATGCTACAGCTGTTCTTCGGACGGATCATGCCGCTGCATTGGCTGTTGATGGTGGTTCTCTTTCGGTAGTGACGGGTGCGCGGTTGATCCGAGCTATTGACGCAGGGTGCCAAGATGTTGCGTGGTCTGGATAACTTATCCCGTGTTATTCATGATTTAATCTATGATGATGCTACAATGAGTTTGTGTGCACGTGCTTATGACAAGCAAGATGTTTCTACTTTTTGGTGGCTCTGGGTAAAAGTTTTTGACTTCGTTTGGTATATCTGTGGGCAAGGCTCTGATCATTGCCGAGCTTCGTGGCTTTACCATTGCGAACAGAGTTATTTTATGCTAGATTCTCAAAAGAACTTGTAGATTTATTGATATGTCAGTAGTCGTTCCAGACCTGCCAGAGATTTTTGAAGAAGCCTTTGAGCGGGCTGGATTGGAGATGAAATCCGGCTACGATCTTCGTACTATTCGTCGTAGTTTTAATTTATTGACGTTGGAATGGCAAAATCGTGGGTTAAATCTTTGGACAATTGAAGCAGGTACCTTACCTTTGGTAGTTGGTCAGGCGGTTTATACATTGCCGGTTAATACAATTGATCTTATTGAACATCAATTGCGGTCTGGTACAAGTACAAATCAATTAGATACAGCGCTTGAGCGAATTAGTGTTTCTACATATGCACAGCAAGCTAATAAAAATCTGCGAGGTAGACCTACACAAATTTTTGTGCAAAGACTTGCAAATTCAGTCACTGTTACTTTGTGGCCTGTTCCTAATTCTCAATTTACTTTAGCTTATTATCGTCTTCGTGGAACATCTGGATTGCAAAGTGGTATTGAGGGAACGCCAGATATTCCGCCACGTTTTATACCCGCTTTGGTAGCTGGATTGGCTTTTCATATTGCTATGAAACGTCCTGAAGCAGCCGAAAGAGCTATAGCTCTAAAACAAGCATATGAAGAAGCATTTGCTCTTGCTGCAGATGCTGATCAGGAACGTGCGTCTTTGTATATTACTCCCGGAGCGTGGTGATGTATGCAAAAGGCAAAAAGGCTTGGGGTATCTGTGATCGTACTGGTATGCGGTATAAATTATCTGATCTAGTTTATGAAATTAGAAATGGTCAAAAAACTGGGTTTCGTATTGGTCGTGATGTAGTTGATCCTGACCATCCGCAAAACTTTATTGGTCGGTTGCGTGTTGTTGATCCACAGACTTTGCGCGATCCTCGTCCAGAACAAAATCCTGGTGAATTTCGAGGTTTCTTTGGTTGGAACCCTGTAGGACATCCGCAGGTTTATTTGACTGCTACAGTCGGTAAAGTAACTATTGCATAGGAGACTAATATGTCTAGAAAAACACCTCGTAATAATCAAAATAATAAGCAAAATGTACTTAGAACACGCATTATGCCTGATGGTTCTCAACAATGGACTCGTGGAGATACTACTCTTGAAAGAATGAATACTATTAATGAACATCTTCGAAAATCACAGAATGCTCAAATGGAATTACTTCGTCGTCATCGTATAACTGGAGATCGAGAAGCATTAGATAGAGCTATTGAAATGGGTAGATTAAATGATATGTTATATAGAGCTTTTATGAATGAATTTAGATATAGTTATAAATCTGGTGGTCCTGTAAGTAAAAATATGAATTGTGGTGGCAAAGTAAAGAAGTGAGGATAGAATGCGTAAGTTTTTTCTTATGATGCGTGGGCGTTCTGGTTCCACGCCTTCCGCTGGTTCTAGTCGGGGCTTCGCAAAGCCTATGCCTTCATCTACGTCTGGTGGAAATCTCTCTAAGCCTATGCCTGTATCTACGCCCATGCCATCTACTGGTCCTAAAACTTTACAAGTAATGAAAAAAGGTGGTAAAGTTGATCGTAAAATGAAAGAAAATAATAAATCTGATAAAAATATGAAAAGTAATGATAAAATGAAAGAAAATAATAAATCTGATAAAAACATGAAAAGTAATGATAAAATGAAGAAATAAGTTTAGGAGTGGTTAATATGGCGAAAAAAGTTTGTCGTGGCATGGGTGCTGCCAAACGTGGAGGTAAGTATAAATAATGAAGAAATAAGTTTAGGAGTGGTATAAGCGCTGCCAAACGTGGAGGTAAATATAAATTGTGAATTATACTCAGTTATTTAATTTAGTTCAAGACTATTGCGAAACAAGAGAGGCGACTTTTGTCGCCAATATTCCTGTTTTTGTTAGACAGGCTGAAGAACGTATTTATCGTTCTTTGAATTTGCCGGAGCTACATAAAGAAGTTACAGTTACTACTACTTCAGGTAGTTCGTTTTTAAATCGTCCGGTTGATTTTGTAGCTCCAATTTCTCTTGCTGTTGTTGTTAGTGGTTCGCGTAGTTATCTTCTTAATAAAGATGTTAGTTTTATTCGTGAGGCTTATTCATCTAGTACACTTGGTATACCTAAATATTATGCTCAACTTGATGGTAAAACTACTGGTCTTCCCGGTCGTTTTATTTTAGGTCCTACACCAAACGCTGTTTATAATATTGAAATTAGATATGTATATGATCCTCCATCTATTGTAACAGATAATGTTACTTGGCTTGGAGATATTGCTGAAACTGCTTTGTTGTATGGAACTATTGTTGAAGCTTATGTTTATCTAAAGGGTGAAAGTAGTGATATGGCTACTCAATATAAAGCTCGTTATGATGAGGCTATGGAAAAATTATCTAAAATTAATTTGCGTTCATATCTAGATTACTATCGTAGTAGTTAAATTATATATTTAAATGCCTTTTACTGGTAATTGTTTAACACTATCTTTTAAACGCGAATTACTTCAGGGCCTTCATAATTTTGGCCCGGGGGGTCATACTTTTCGTTTAGCTCTATACACCCCTGCTGCTACTTTGAATGAAAATACTCAAACGTATATTTCTACTAATGAAATTCCAACTACAGGGAGTTATACTGCTGGTGGTATTATGTTAGCACCTATTGGTCCACAATTAATTGATGGTAGAGCTGTAGTTACTTTTAATAATGTTACTGTTATTGGTGGTAATTTTACTACTCGTGGTGGATTAATTTACAATACTAATGGTAATCGTAGTGTAGCTGTTCTTGATTTTGGTTCAAATAAAGTTTCTTCTGGTGGGGTTTTTAATATTAATTTTTCACCTATTACTTCAACTCTTGCCGTAATTCAAATTAGGTGAAGTTATGCCTAGCACTTTTACTACAAATACTGGGATTGAAAAACCTGGTACTGGCGAACAAGCTGGTGTTTGGGGTCAAACTGTTAATACTAATTTTGATATTATTGACCGTGCTCTTAATGGCTCTGTAAATATTAACCTAACAGGGACTTCATATACTCTTACTACTAGTAATGGTCTACTTTCCGTTGGACAATTTCGTGTAATTAACTTTACAGGTTCTTTGTCTGGACCGGCTACTGTTACAATTTCTCCTAATACGGCACAAAAAGTTTATTGGATTCGTAATTCTACTAACCAAAATATTATTCTTACTCAAGGTTCTGGTAGTAATGTAACTGTTGTTCCAACTGCGTGTAAAGCTATCTATACAGTAGGAAGCGGTAATAATTCTTCTGTTATTGATCTTACTGCTGTTTTCTTTGGAAATGTAACAGGTAATGTAACGGGCAATTTAACGGGTAATGTAACAGGTAATGTTACAGGCAATGTTTCAGGTAGTGCTACAACACTAGCTACTCCAAGAAATATTAATGGAACTCCATTTAACGGTAGTGCTGATATTACTACAGCTAATTGGGGTACCGCTAGGAATATTACTATTGGCGGAAATACAAAATCAGTAAATGGTAGCGCAAACGTATCTTGGACTTTATCCGAGATTGGCGCCGCAGCTTCTACTGTTACTATCAGTGCTGGTACTGGACTGACTGGTGGTGGTGATCTTTCAGCTAACCGTACTCTTTCTTTAACTGGACAGGCTTTAGCTCTACATAATCTTTCTACTGATGGTTTGATCGCTCGTACAGGTTCAAATACAGTAACTGCTAGAACTATTACTGGTACAGCTAACCAAATTACTGTTACAAATGGAGATGGTGTTTCGGGTAATCCAACTATCTCTGCTGTTATTGCTACTCAAGCTGAAGCGGAAGCTGGAACAAATACAACAAAATTAATGACTCCACAACGTGTTGCGCAGGCTATTGCGGCATTGGCTGTTTTTCCCGAACCGCTTTATACAAGTAGTCATACGACTTGGTATAATACTTCTATTGCAGTAAACCACGGACTTGGAAGACATCCTCGTTTAGTGCGATTTTATTTGCGTTGTACTACGGCTAATAATGGATATGCAGTCGGAGACCGACTTTTGCTTGGTGAAGGGTCTAGTTATAACAATAACTATTATGGATTGCATTCATGGACGAGTACGACTCAAATCGGTTGTTATATGGGACCTGTAACAGCGTATAATAAATCTGGTACTTCAGCTATTACTATAGGTAGTCTTGGAAGTCCTGCTAATTATTGGGAATTGAATATTGAAGCGTGGTAGGGATGCATTGGAGCTGATAGATGCCATTGGCTAAGCTTGTTTTTCGTCCCGGATTTAATCGTGAGGTTACTTCATATACTAATGAGGGTGGTTGGATTGATGGTGATAAAGTAAGATTTCGTAATGGTTTTCCTGAAACTATTGGTGGTTGGGTTCGTCAAACTCAATCTAGTTTTCTTGGGCGTTGTCGTGCTTTAATTAATTGGACAACACTTAATGGAACAAATTTAATTGGAGTTGGTACTCATTTAAAATATTATGTTAATAGGGGTGGTATTAATTATGACATTACGCCATTACGGCTAACAACATCTCCGGGTGCTGTTACTTTCAGTGCCACTAATGGCTCCACTGAACTAATCGTATTTCATAATGGACATGGAGCCAGGGTTGGTGATTTTGTTACTTTTTCTGGTGCAGTATCTCTTGGCGGTGCAGTTACTGCTAGTGTGCTAAATTCTGAACATCAAATCAGTAGTGTAATTAACTCCAATAGCTATACAATTCAACTCAATACACCAGCTAATGCTAATGATATTAACAGTGGTGGGTCTAATGTTGTTGCGCGCTATCAGATTCATGTAGGTTTGCCGATTACATTTCGTGGTAATGGTTGGGGTTCTGGTTCTTGGGGTGTTAATGGTTGGGGATTACCTTCAAACAATTTAGTAGATGGTGAAGAATTACGTATATGGTCGCATACAACATATGGTGAAGACTTAATTATTAATCCTAGAGGGGGCGGACTTTATTACTGGAAATTTTCTAACGGCTTTACAAATAATAGAGCTGTATTAATTTCTTCTATGCCGGGAGCTACTCAAGTACCGGCAGCTTGTAATATCGTTCGACTATCTGAAAGGGATCGTCACGTTTTGGCTTTTGGCTGCACTCCGCTTGGAGGTGGTGATCTTGATCCTCTGTTGATTCGTTTTTCATCACAAGAAAATTTTTTGGATTGGAATCCTACGACAACTAATACAGCTGGCGATCTACGTATTAGTTCTGGAAACCAAATTGTAGCTGTAGAACAGACAAGTCAGCAAATGTTAGTACTGACTGAAAGTTCGGCACATGTTTTACAATTTATTGGACCTCCTTTTACATTTGGTGTTCGAGAAATAGCTAGTGGGCTGTCAATTGCTGGCCCTAATGCTGTAGTATCAGCTAATGGTGTTATTTATTGGATGGGGTTGGGTGAATTTTATGTTTATGATGGTACTGTTCGCCAAATTCCTTGTTCCGTAAAAGAATATGTATTTGATCAGACTTTTGATATTGGTCTTCGAGATGTAGTTTATGCTGCCCATAATGCTTCATTTTCTGAAGTATGGTGGTTTTATCCCGATAAAGAATTTGGTGATTGTTCTCGATATGTAGTTTACAATTATGAACAAGGTTTGTGGTACTATGGAACTATGCAACGTTCTGCTTGGGTTGATCGTGGGATTTCACCAAAGCCAATAGCTGCTGGATTTGACGGCCATTTATATAATCATGAAATAGAAGCATCTGATGGTTCACAAAATCCTCCCGTCGGTATTTCATCTTTCATACAGTCCTCTTTTTTGAATTTGGGTGAGGGCGATCATTTTATGTTTGTATCTCGCATCATTCCTGATATTACTTTCAGAAATAGTAAAAATAGTTCTCCAAACGTAACACTTACTATTACAGCAAAAAATTTCCCTGGTTCAAGTAGTTTTGGTAATCAATTTGGTCAAGTATTAAGAGAAGTTGCTCTACCTGTTGAAGAATTTACTGACCAAATTTTTGTTCGACTACGTGGTCGTTCTATGGCATTGCGTATTGAATCAAATACTCCTAACACTGCTTGGCGATTGGGTTCTCCGCGAGTTGAAGTAAGAACGGATGGCAGAAAATGAGAAATAATACACCAATTCCTTTTTTTCCTCAGCCGCCAGCAGAGTATAGTCGTGAGTACATGTCACAACTTACTCGAAACTTTGCTGTATACGCAGAGCAAATACAAAAATCAGCTCAAGGTGTGGTACCTATAGCCAATGGCGGTACGGGAGCTACGACTGCTGCTGATGCTCGCACCAACTTGGGCCTTGGGGCAGTGGCCGTGCAGAACACAGTGCCTATCGCTAACGGTGGTACGGG